TTCAAAGTGAATCTTGGCTATTCTATCTCTTCCGTCATCACTCATCAATAGTCTACATTCAGCTTCGTTAGTCATAAAGAAGTTTTCTGATAATATCGCAGGCATAGCAGTATTTTTAAGAACATAGAAGTTTGCTTCTTTGTCTGCATCGCCATCTCTTGTATCTTTTCGCATTGTGTGAGTAGGAAATTCTGCTTGTGCTTTGTTAAACAACACTTCTGCGATCTCATCGCTTTTTGTTTCTCCTATACTTGTGTAAACTTCCCATCCGTGTGCTGCTTCGTCACTAAAGCCGTTTGCGTGAATAGAAATATAGATACAAGGTTTATCCGTGTTTCTGTAAATTTCGTTTGCTTGTGAAGTTCTGGTGCTTAAAGGAATATCTACATTTGTATCTACTAAATTAATGCAGTCAATATTTGCATCTTCGCAAAGCTTCATTAATCTGTCTACAATACTTCTGTTGAATTCGCCTTCAAAAAGTTGTGTGCCATCTGGCCAAATAGGTGAACGTTTGCCAGGTGTTTGATAAACGCCATCTATTATACCACCGTGTCCGTTTTCAAATATGTATAAGTTTTTACTATCCAATTTTATTGGTTGTCTGCAACATTTACAAATCTTCATTTTTTTTGATGTTTTTAAAATCGCTTGTTACTTCCTTTGCTCTTGCAAATAAGTTCTTTAAAGATGCCCACAAATCAATTCCTTTTACTGCCTTGTAGTTTTCATTGATAGAAATAACTTCAATAGAAACAAGAACTAAAGCCAATATTTTAGTTGTAAGTAATTCGATACTAAAAAACGAAATAACTATGTCGTTTAATAAGAATTTATCCATAGCATAAAACAACATAACGGTTGCTTCATAAAGTAAAATCTTTGATATGATCGCAGATAGTCTTCTGCTTGTAATTGGTTGTTTAAGTTTCTTGGCTTTCCAGATACCTGTAATTGTATCTAAAATAACAGAAGCAGCAATAAGAATAAGAATACCAACAATAGGTAAAAAAAACGAAAGAATAATAGCCATCAGTTTAGTTGAATAAAGTTTAAGTTTAGTTGTCAGTATATAGAGTTGTGTTTTCATCTTAAAGTTGTTCCGTTATAAGCCAAATAATTTTAAATAATAGAAATACACCAAACGCCTGTACGTGTAATTCTGTACTTGTAAACATACAAGAAAAGGCACAGAAGCATCCAGCAAGAAAATATAATACTGCAAGTACGTTTTGATGGTTTCTAATATCCATTACTCAACAGGTATTTCTTCACTCCATTCTGGCGTTTGCATAAGTGCCAAAGCCTCTTCGTGTGTTAAAGTTTGTAAAGGAACTATTGTTCCATCTTCTATAAATGTTGGTGTGTGATGCCATTTTAAAACAAATTCAGTTAAAGCTAAATTTATTCTAATCGTATCAATACTTGTTTCTCCAACTTGTGAATAGTCTACTGCGTTTGCTGCTGCTATGTCTATTATTCCGTAATGTTCAAATCCGTGCATTTTATTTTATTTTAATTCGTTTTTATGTAGGTACGTCTGTGCTTCGTACTACCGTGTTATCTAATACTCCATCATTTCCACCTGTTCCACTATCTATCGCAGTTAAGCCACTTGTTTCCTCAAATCGCCACCAAGATAGTGGACTTAATGAAGAAATATCGTTAGGAACGCCTGTTCCATATATTGCAGTTACATCACTTGCAGAAAGTTCTGAGTTGAATATTGAAACTTCGTCTATGTTGCCGAAAAAATTCCTACCAAGACCTTCAAAATAACCTATGTCAAGTGTTCCGTCATTATGTGCTAAAGAACTTGGTAAAATTGGCACACTTAAACCTTGTGCAATTCCGTTGACATAAATATCTAATGTTCCTGAATTAAACGTTACAACGATATGATTCCACACATTTTCAGTAAAAACAAAGTTTTGCGTTGTAGTTGTTCTTATTGTTCCGTTTAGCTCTCTGATATAAAAAGTTAATTTTGTTGCGCCACTGCTTGCCGTTCCCGTTTCTAAAGCAATATTCCCTTGTGTATTAAAATTCCAATCACCAATTAAACATTGTGTACTTGTTGCCGTTGGTTGTTTAGCCCATATTGATATTGAAAATTCTGTTAAATTTTGAAGATAAGAGGTGCTACCACAATCTACATAAGCATCCATTCCATCATATTCTGTACTTTTAGTATTGCTAAAACTTGGTGTTGCACCTGTTCCTGTTAAGTTAGTTTCTGGACTCCAACTATCTGCACAAATTTCTCCAAAATCAATAGTATTATTTGTTGCTGATTTTCCGAATCCATTCGTGTTTTCAACTGCTGCCTGTCCCCAATATATCGTATTTGCCATTTTTAATAAGTTTTATGTAGTACAAAGTTTGCACTATGTATTTCGTCTTGTGTTTTAGCTTGTCCCCATTCTGCCGTAATATCTAAAGTGTTTGCAATAGTTGAATCAAAAGCTTCTACATCTTGAAATACATAACCCTCAAGTCCTCCTGTGTTTCGTGTATATGCAAAATTCCCATTAGTACAAATACTTCCACTTGCACCAATAGCTGCTATTGTGAAATCTATTTCACATTCCCATCCTAAACCAGTCGTAGGACTTAAAGAAATAGTGCCTGTTGTTGCTAATACTGCTGCACCACTCTTAATTCTTATTGTGATATCGTCGCCATTTTGTGCTGAAATTTCGCCACCAATTTTTGCGTGGTAAGAATCGCCTACAACAAAGTGATCTGCTGGTATTGTTAAACTTCCTACTCCTGTTCCAACTATACTTGTTTCTGTTGTTGTGTTTGTTAGTGTTGCACTAACTATCGTTTGTGCGTATAGTCCTGTCGTTGGTTGGTTAAAAGATAAAGTTCCTGCACCATCAGTTTTAAGAACTTGTCCTGCCGTTCCATCTGCCGTAGGAAATGAATAAGCATTGTTGAAGCTTATAACATCAGCTGCACTAATTTTAAATACATCTGCGCCACTATTTTGAAAAGCCAAGTAAACACCGTTTAAATCTATTGTTCTGTTGCTTCTAATCGTGCCATCTATTAAATAAATGTTACTTCCTGCAATAGCCGATATTTCTGCGCCTGTGATTTTCTTTGATACGTAACCACCAGCACCATCAGATTCTGCAATAACAAATAAATCCGTGTTTGCTAAATTAGCACTCTTTGCCGTTAGGTCGCTGATCTTTATTTCTGCCATAATATTTATTTAAAAACGTCTGTAAACGTTTTACGTTCTTTTCTTTTGGTGTATAGTGTTTCTTCATAAAATCCAACCTGTGAAATTTGTACTTTCGTTTGGACTCATATCACTTCCTGTATTTGTATTGTATTCTGGAAACGTGCTGCTATTGTCACATATATAATCTACAAACCTTTCTTTGTAGTGCATATAAGTCTGGCGTTGTTTTTCTACTAAAAAATCTATTTCTTCTTTACTTACCGTTTCTGAATTTTCTGCTCCGTGTTTATATACACCTTTGTTTGCAATAGTTACTGCACTAAAAGGCAAGAATTCTAACATACTGGCGTGAATTAAGGCAGGCTTTACATAAATTTCTAATAAGTCTTTATACGGATTTGCCAAAGTTCCTGCAATTATTTCTGCTTGTAGTTTTTCAAGTAGTTTAGTTCCTAACATAGATTGTATATGTATATCCTGTGCGATTGAAACGTACTGAATAAATTTATCCGTGTCTATGTTTCCGTTCATATTTGTGAAACGAATCGCGTCTTGTCTGCTTATTAATAGTGCTTTTGCCATTATTCCCAGTATTTTCTTGTGTTTGGATTATTAGGACTATACCCTTTTGTTGGTGTGTTGTGTGGCTCTATACTTACTAAAGGATTATTTTTAACCGTATATCCGTATTTTTCTCCAATTTGTTTGGTTATTTCTGAAACCTTTGCACTTCCTAATGGTGCTTTTTTATTAAAGCTTACATACGTTCTTCGTTTCCACGAATGTTTACAACGTGCCCCCCCAGAATGTAACCAAATCGAATAATTGTCTGCTCCAAATTCTCCAAAGCCAGGATTTGCAGGTTGTGAACTTAAAGCAATAATATCTTCTTTACGATATACTTTACTTGCTCTCATCATAGCACGGCAAAATTTACGTTGTGGTGCAGGATTACCAGTATATTGATAACGAACTTTAAAATACAAACCATCAACTTCTTTATCTTGTTCAGATGTTTTGTTAGGTGCTGCACGCCCTGTTCTCAATAAGTGAACTATTTTACTTAAAGTTGTTTCTTTAGGTCTTAATTCGTCTTTTAATAGTGCAAGTTGTTTATCAAAATTATCGTCAAGTTCGTGGTTTACTTTTCTTTCATCTACACAAATAAATTCATCCTGTTCGATGTCTTCTCCTGTTTCTAAAAAGTCTTGTAATTCTTTACTTAAACCACTTAATTCTAATCCTGTTTCTTCTTGTATTTGTTCTTCTGTTTGTACGTTTTCTAAATCTACAAACTCCAAAGGTTTCAACGTTCTAAAGAATAAGTTTAAAGATACTCCGTTGTATGCAAGTATCTGATCAAACGCATCCAACAAAAGTTCTTGCATCGGTGCTATAACCATATTTGAAAACAACGCAAACGAATCCTTTAATTCGTCTGAATTACTGCTAAATCCGTTAGAGGATGCTATGCCAAACAATAAAGGACTCGTTACATTGTGTGCTAACATTATTTTTCTTAAACACTCTTCCGATAAAGTACTATACAAATCTGGTGCATCATTTACAGGCATTGAATCAACTGTTGTTTTAGATTCTGCATTGTTGTTAAAAGCTACTATTAACTTTTCGCCACTCATTCCTGTTAGTTGGCTTTGTACTTTGTTCTTTATTATTTGTTGTTGATCTTCACTTGGAACACCGTTGTTGAAGTTCACTACACTTCGTCCACTAAATCCATTTTCTACTTCGTTTATTAAGTATTCAGAAATATCTTCTTCTAAAACTGCATAAGGAATACCACCAATATAATCTGGTAGTGCATAGTATTTCATTCCTACACTATATGGCTTTATAAAATAGATTTCAATATCTTCTTTTGAACATCCAAACGCAGGAATTCTTTTTGGCTTGTAGTTTCTTAAGTCAGTCCAATCGTCACTATAATAGTAAGCTTCAATTTTGCCGTTTTCCGAATTGCACTTTTCGGCTCTTAAAAGTTGTACAGGTATATGATGAACTTGTGCTATTTTCTTTCTGCCTTTCGTGTATATGACTTGTACGGCACATTGTCCTAATAACTTTAAATCCGTACATAAGTGCCTTACACAATCTTTATTAAATAGTGACATCATTTGTGCGTACTCATTTGGCTTTCTTGATGCGTCTGTTGCACTTAAACCTCTTCCGTATACTAATCGCGTGATGTTGTTTATAATTGCGTTGTTAGTAGTGCTATTCGTGTATCTGTCGATCAAATACTGATAGTAGTTATTATCCGTACCAAATTCAACCCAATCTTCTCTTTTAGATTCTTTGATTACAGGCGCTTCGTAGCCACTTAATTCTAATACGTGTATGTTATTACTCATAAATAATAAATTCGTTGTTACTGACGTTTGAAATAAATTCTCCATCATTTACTGAATAGTTTACAACTGGCGTTTGATCCGTTACAAAGATTCTATCCTTGTGTACTATCGTTGTTCCGTTTTTTAGTTCCAAAGTGTAAAAAGTGTTGTTTACTAAATTGAATAAACCATTAACAAAAGTTGCGTTTATTGTATCGTAGTAATCGCCATTTGCAAAACTTGTTATTGTTATTTCAGTTGTTACGTTTGTAGATTCTCCTGTGATATATAACGTGTCATAAGTTTGGCTTCTTGGTATAAAGCTAAAACTTTGTTCTGTTGCTATCGGTTGTAAAATAATCATATCTACTATAATAACTTTTTTTTAAATATTTTGTTTTTAATTCGTGTTTATGTAAACAAAAAAAGGCACTCCGAAAAGTGCCTCTTTGTTATGAAAGGTATAAGAAAGAATCTTAAGAAGTAACAATAACTGCGTCTGTTGCTCCTGCATCTGCAAAAGCCGTAGCAAGTCCTGCTTCAGTTGTTACATCAATAAAGTTAGCTGGAAGTTCTTCCATAGCCGTAAAGGTCAAAGAATATCCGTTAAAATCTCCAAGTGCTGCACCAGAAGAAATTTCTCCTGCTGAAACGTCTGCGCCTTGATCTAATCCCATTAAGAAGAATTG